GAAGACTCGTCAGGCATTTGATGCCTTGGCACATTTTGCTCCTCACGTTGCCCTTCAACCGCACGCGGCCCGTACCTTCATGAAAAAAATGATCGATTATTATGATCAAGGCGGCATGAACGTGACCGACGTAAAAGAGCTTACTGAGATCGAAAAGAACATCTCAGGAACCCAGAAATCTCGTGGCTTTGCCCGCGGATTTGAAGGTGGCTCTAAGTTTGTCACCACAGGCCCTGTTTCAAAAGGTATCGACTACGCAACATCTGAATTGATGTCTCCTGGTGACACCTTGGCTGAGATGGCTTCCGGAGGGCACATTTAATGGAGAAGTTGCTGTCGTTTCCAGGTAAATCTGAGAAAGGTATCTTTACTTACTATATCGATACTGAGCGGGCTCATCTGGTGAAGACAGCGGCCGAGTACCATCCTGAAATCGCCAATTACATCAATTCAGCCAAAAAGATCCCTGGCAAAACTCAGATCCTTTTAACAGCTCTGGGTGCTGGTGAATACTGGGGCCCGAACGCAAACGGCGACTTCTTCCCTGAGGCGGCTCTTAGTCACTTTGGAAAAGATTATGGTTATAAAACCTTTGAGTACAACGCAAAAATCTACAAGCACCATATCAACAAAGACCCCAAAGCATCTTACGGAGATGTAGCACTTGCGGTTTACAATCCTAAGTACCACCGGGTTGAACTGATCGTGGTTCTTGATAACGCCAAGGCTCCAGACATTGTTGAGCGCATCGATAACGGCGATTACCCTGAGTGGTCTATGGGGTGTCGTGTTCCTTACGACGTGTGCTCAATCTGCGGACATAAAGCAAAGACCACAAAAGAATACTGCGAGCACCTGAAATACTACATTGGCCGGATCCATCCGGGCACTGGTAAGCAGGCCTACGCAATCAACACCCTTCCGAACTTCTTTGATATCAGCCAGGTCCTCATTGGGGCTGATAAGACCGCAAAGACCCATATGAAAGTGGCGTCCAGCGGAGGCCTTCCTGTGATCAGTTCAGCATCGATTGCAGAAAAGATGGCCGAGACTAAAGAGGCAACAATTGAAAAAGAGATTCCAGCAGGGACTCCACCTGCATCCCAAGACTCTGTGGAGACACTTGTTCGAAGCATTCCTGAGATTAAGGCAAGAGAGAAATCCCTCCCTACAGATGTGCTTGATCGTCTGGGGCGTTTTAACTTTAACGATGCTATGTCAACTTTGTCTTTCTTAGGCATTCTTCCGAAGCCTCAAGAATTCCAAAGAATCCTATTGATCTCCATCGGTAAAAAAGGCATCGCCGACCAACTTGATCAGCACAATATGTGCTTTGATCCTGGAATGGTTATGGACCCTTCTCCGTCTCACCTGAAGCTCATGGATCTATCTGCGAACAGATTCAGACCTGAGATTCTTAACATGATGGAGCCGTACATGGCTCAAAGAAGCTACATGGCTCCGCATCTTGGGCGCAGGATTGTCTTGATTGAAAAGACAGCGGCCGAGGAAGAGCCTCTTCCAAACTTTATCAAGTGGGCAAATGAAGACGAGCGAAAGCCTGTCGGAATCATCCCGATCATGGCTCTGGCAGCAGGCTTGTATGCAGCTTTCGGACATAAGGCCGGAGGCGAGATCACGGGACACCTTGATAAGTTGATATCTCAGCACCCCCAGCTAGCAGCAGCGCTTGCAATCGGTGCTCCGTTGATATTTAATAGCGTTATTGGGCCTAAACGAAGAGGTCAGTTTGATGCCGGTGGCGAGCCACAGAATTCAGACACTATTGATATAGCAAAGCGGATTGAAGAGATGAGACAAAAGCCGTACATGAAGACTGCGGCCCTGATGGGCCCGGGAACGAAGCGGCTATTTTTGGGAATCCCAGCTGTGTACATGGCGTCTGGGATTTTGCAAAAGCAAAGACAGCTTAATCCGCATGAGCAGGAAGGTCGAGTGAAGGCATTCATTCGCAAATATCCTGACCTTATCGGAGCTGGTCTTGCTCTTGATGCACTCGCTGGTAAAAAAGGAACCCATGGAATCCTTAAAGATGTCGTACCGAAAGCAGAAAGCCTTTTCAGAAAAGGCACTTCAGCTCTAGGGAAAATCGCAGAGGAAAACCCCTTCCTGAAAACAGCGTCAGCCCACGACTTCATAGCAAACTCGTTAGTTTGGCCTCTTGCCGCCGGTGGGGTTAACCTTCCAGCGAAGGTAATGGGCGGATTGTTTGACCAAGCCGTGCTGGAAGTCTCCAAAAAGGTTTTGTCAAATAAAAAACAAGGGTCTAAAATTAACAACGTAAATAAGAGGAGTTAATATGCCTACTCTACAAGAGATTCTCGAGGGCGACCTTGAGCAGCCTTCAATGAACAAGGAGGCTTCTCAAAACATCAGTGATGAGAACATCAGTGATGAAATCGAAAAATTGGCTATGGAGATCGGACTCGTCGACGAAGACGACACCGCTTCTGTAGCTGGAGCACAAAATAACCAAGGCCAGTCTAAGGAGGCGAAAATGGGATTGGATGCACTTTACGGTAGCATGTTCCCTGAGGATGTCCAGGAAATGTCTGGATCCACAGAGAAGGTGGCTTCTATGAATAAAGAAGCTGCAGAAATCGAAGAGGCTATGGGACAAGCGGCTTACAACGCTTTCCAAGCACACGTTGATCAAATGATCACAAAGATTGCTGCGGATCACATCGAGGGAGGCGCAACTGTTGATGTTGAACATCATGCAGATTCTGAACCTTCTCAAGCGATGGACAACAACAAGCCTGCAGATTCTGCAAAGCCTATCAGCACAAAACCTGTTGTTGATAACGAGCTTCCTGCTGAAAACGGCGGCGCTGTAGTTGGAACTGAAAAACAACAACATGCCCCAATGGGTGAGATGAAGATGGCGGCTTACCGCAAACATCTTTTGCTCTCTCAAATGGGTAAGTAATAGGGGGATCGCACAATGAAGATCACAGATCTTTCTCGAGACGATCAGGCCTTGGTTCAAACTCAGTTCCCAGCTGAGCTTGAAAAAGAAGCTGCTGAGCAAGTAAAAGTTGCTCAAGAGCTTTACTCTACTGGCTTTGCTAAATTCGCAAGTGAGACAGCAGACATGCTGGACAAGCTCGCTGAAGAAGCAGAGAAGGAAGAGAAAGAAGAAGGCAAAGAAGATGAGCACGAAAAGAAGCTAAACGAAGAGCAAAAGAAAGAAGCTGCAGCTCGCGGCCAATTCATCGCTCGTGGCTTCATCGACGGCTTGAAAAAGCTTGGCTCTGAACGTTACAACGACGAGATGGCATATCTCTATCCGTTTGTTAACGAAAAGCTTGCTTTCATGGGCAAAGCCTTGTCAAACATGGGTACTAAAGCTGTAGGTGCAGTTCAGTCCGCTGGATTGAAAGCTCACATGGCTGGAAAACACATGGGCGGCAAAGCTGGTAAAGCTTTGGAAACCGCAGGTAAAGCAGTTGTTGAGCACCCTAAAAAGGTGATGACTGCTGCTGGTGGAGCTGCTGGTTTGGCTGGCCTTAAGGCTATGAATTCAAGCAAAAAAGACTAAAAATTTCAGCCCTCTTTCGGGAGGGTTAAGACGGAGATGGTATATGAGACTTGACCAATTGATTGCCCAGGCTGATGAAGTCATCGAAAAAAGAGCTTCCAAACAGGAGCCTCCTGTGACTGCTGCCTCTGATCACGATGAAGTTGTCAAACTGGCATCGTTCCTTGAAAACATGGAACCTGGTCATGCGACCTCTGAGCCATCTCCGTTCGAAATGAACTTCGTGGAAAAACTCGCTTGCTCTGTAGCAATGGTCGAGGCCTTGAATAACTTCGAGGAGTTCCAGAAGATTGCAGAGTTTGAAGAAAAAGCACTGGCTTCCGGGTACACGCAAGCACAGGTCGATGAATTCCTTGAGAAGAAGGCTTTGAAAGTCCCTGCGTCTGTCACCATCCCTGCGCTGGCCTTAATGGCAGGTGGAGCGGCTGGACATATGCACGGAAAAAAGAAGGGCTATACAAAAGCACTCGAGGATGTTCAACACGCTTTATCTCAAACACACGGGCAACATGAATGATAAAAGGAGCTGCCCTTAGAGCATCTTTAAGTGCGCTGAAGCACCACTTCACACGTGGCTTGTCGAAGACTTTTGACAAAAAGACAGTTCAGCAATTTAAAAGGCAGAATGCTCGAAGCGGTGGACCTGAATCATTTTTGATGTTCGGCGCCTCTAAGGCCCTGAGTGCGGGAGCCGGAAAAAGAGGGAAGGCGAAGATTCGAGACGCAGTCTGGAAGGCGACGCAAAAAGCCCCTCTTGACGTTGATACAGCTCTTGGAAACGTGGCTGTGGATGCGACAAAAAAGACCCCTTTGAAGAATCTGTTCAAGGTCAAAGAGCAGCTTCCTGCGGGGAAAGATCTGATCCGAGAAGTGGAGAGACCATCAATCACTGCACCTCTTGCGAAGGCTAGGGACATTGCGACTCCCCTAGTAATGGGATACACTGTTGAAAAGGGTCTGCGGAAGATGAGAGAGAAGAAGAGTGAATAAAGAAAAAGAGCTCTTAAAAACTGCTGCTCAGAAAATGCGTCAAATGGACAACCAATTGAAGACGCATGAGAAGCGAGCTCACGCTCTTCGCTTAATCTATAAGCAGGCCGAACTCGGCTACGGAGACGTACCCCGCTCTTACAGCGAACTACAAGAAAAGGTAGCGTCGTTGGTAAATCAGGATCTTTTTGTATTAGAAAAGGCATTGGAGCTGACCGGTGGAAATATTAAGCTCGGTGAACTTGCTAACAGCGAGCCCCAGGCATACAACGCCACTGAGATGTTTCAAGCCGCAATTTTAGGCGACTAAGGAGGCCAAAAATGTCTGGTATCGTAGGCATTAGCGACATCCGAACTGTGCCCGTAGGTGAAGACCTTACTAAAGAGGCTTTGAACCTTGAAATCCTTCGTGGACTCGAGAAGATGTTCCGCGTGGATAAAAAGGTTGGCTCTGGCGTAAGCGTTAAATCCGGCGAATTCGCAGTTCTCGGAAACGACGGAATGTTGTCCCGTCCAGGTGCAACACCAGTAGCGGAAACGTACTTGGTGTTTGCGGGTACAGATCGTTTTGATAGCAAAGCGACTGGTCAGTGCACACTCATCATGAGTTCTGCACTTATCGTGAAGACAGATCTTTACGATAAAACCCAATCTTACAACGTAGGCGACGAACTTACCTCGAAAGATCGTGGTATGGGCGAAGCTGACTTGACCAAGGCTGCATCCGGTGAGTTCGCTCTCGGTAAAGTCACGGAAGTGGGAAGCGGATACATCGTTTACGAATTGTATTCTGCAGCTCACGTGAAAGCGTAAGGAGGGGTAGACCATGGAAAATACTGGTTTGGACGCAACAACGTTTAATAACCTCTTCATCGAACGTTTGGACACCACTGAAGGTCTACAAAAGACCGCAGCGGCAGGTGCAGCTTTCGTACGCGCTAAAATCCGTGAAGTCGGTTTTGCTCGTCGAATTCTTCCACCAGAGAGTGTCACTCGTGCTGACACCACTCGTTCAACCGATCACGACACTCTAGTCAAGATCGTCGACATCGAGCATGATTCTAAAGCGAAAGCTGTGAATTTTGCTTCTGAAGCCGATGAACGTTACATCCAAGGTAAGCGTTACGCGCTTCCATTCTTCAAAGTTGAGTCTGAGAAGTTTGTGAAATCCGAGGGTGAACTCTTGGCTTACGATTACCCAATCACAAAGGTAATCGAAGAGAACAGTGTGAAAGATATCCAACGCGTAGAAGATGAGAAATTCATCGAGTACGCAGAGGCAGCTATCTCTATCACTGGTAAGCGCTTGGTTTCTACTGCGACAACTGTAGATCGTAAAGAGCTTACTTCTCTCTTCAAGATGATCGACTTCGACCAATTGGTTGTTGGAACTGTACTTATGAACACCGTCGATTTCGACGATTACATGGTACAACCTGCAACTGAAATCGGTTCTCCGTTGGCATCTGAAGTGTCAGTGAACGGTTACAAATACCCAACAATCTTGAAGCGCAAACTTGTTGTGACTAACAAACACGACATCGTTTTGCCTGGTGAGATCTGGGCGTTCACTGATCCAGCGTACCTTGGAAACTTCTTCATCCTGAACGACGTTAAGTTCTGGATTAAGAAAGAGGCCGATTTGGTACTTTGGAAAACTTGGGAGTACATCGCAGAAGGCTTCGGTAACATCAAATCAATCGCTAAGATTGAGCTTGACGTTCCGTCTCCAATCCCTGTGAATGGAACTATCTAAGAACCGATCTGGTGGGGGGCCTAAAAACCCCTCATCAGCTTTAACATCTAGGAGAACACAGTGAAATTTAAAATCACAAACACCACAGTAAAGCCCGTCAAAAAAGGTCCAAACGGAACAGATCTTAGAACAGCAGTCGAAAAGGTCGGTCACGCCGTACAATTCAGAAATGCTAAGGACCAAGTTATAGTTCTTCATCCAGGGCGTATGACAATCATCGAAGACGTAGACCCAGGTCTTTTGAATCTTCAACGTGGTGGCTTCATTAAAATTGAGCCAATCAAAGATATCTCTGCAGCTCTGAAAGAGCACGCTCTTCAAGAGTCGGCCGGTCTTGATGCGCGTAAGAAGGCAGCCGAAGAAAGAAAGAACGACAACCGTAAGGCAAGAGCAGTCGAAATGGGCAAAGACACACACTCTCAACAAGGTGGTGCTGAACATGAAGATGCTAAGAATCCAGACGGTGATCCGAATTTCATCGCTCGCGCTTCCTCTAAGAAAACCAAAGGCGGCCGCAATAAAGGTTCAGAGGTAGCGAATGTCAATACCAATGCCGCAGGATCCGTGGGCAACGCGACGACTGGAGAAGGCTAAGAAGTATCTTCGCCTTTTTCTTCGCGATACTCCACAATTAAACCGTCTTATAAAAGCTGAGGAGTCAAACGATGATCTCCTCACTTTTGCTATTGATATGGCGATCGATGACTGGAACACAACAACCCCGGTCATCGGTAACACGACCATAGGAAACTTCCCGAGTCTTTACCTACTCATGCATGCTGCGACCATGGTGATCTTGAAGTCTCAAGGTATCTATCAGGCCAGAAATGAACTCAACTACAACACTGGCGGATCGAGCTTTGTTCGTATGAACAAATCGAATTACTACCAGTCGTGGATGATCAACTTCGCAAATGAGTATGAACTTAAAAAACGAAACCTGAAGATCCAGCAAAACATCTCTCGTGGGTGGGGCGGGGTTTCTTCAGAGTACGATCGAATCGGTTATAGCTGGTGAGGTAGATATGAATTCATTTTGGAATGGTTTTACAAAACAAGCAAGCATCCCGCGCCTCATCGGCACCGTAACCGGAGCTCGCGATTTAAAGCGCGGATACAACATCATCGGGAAGATGGTAAGTAAAGGTCAGATGACCCAGGCCGGTCACGTTGCTGAAAACCTGGCAAAGCGAAAACAAATCGCAGGTCAGGCCATGGCCGGAGGACTTGCGCGACTCGGGCTTACTGGTGCCGGCGCTGCATATGCACTGAGGGACAAAAGTGGCAAGTAACCAATGCAAGCTCAAGAATATCAAGTTCAAAGGGTATGAATGTCATATCCTAAGCTTCGAGCCAGAATCTCGTATTCTGGTGAAATGGAGTCTTGAGCCTACCTCCCAGAGTCTCAAAAATCTCGTTTATTTCATAGACCGCGGCGAAAGCCCCGAGGATATGAAGCAGATCAACGGGAAGCCTATCCCTTCAGGTGGGCTCTGTGAATACATCGACTATGAAGTTCGTCTGAAGGACACTGAGAAAATCTACTACTATCGTGTGCGCGCGGTGGAGATGAACGATGATAAAACCGTTCAGCTTCAGACCTTTCAGACTCCTCCCTTTATATGGGAAGGAACCCCTGACACAGTAGCCTCTTACATTATCGAAGAGCATCTTTTTGCCTTCAGAGAAGTTTACGGAATGCCGGCTTTGATTTTCAAAAAAATGAAAGAAGGCGGCCGGTGCCCCGAATGCTGGGACACAGTTTTAAAGCGTGTCACAAAAAGTAACTGCACAACCTGTATGGGAACCGGCTTCATCGGTGGGTACTATCCGTTCATTGAAGCCTGGATGGATTTCAATCCAGATCCCAAGATGGCCGTGATCTCTGAGTTCGGCGAAAGACAACCGAGCCAGACCGATGCTCTTTTCACGAACTATCCGCAGCTAGCCTCCGGGGACCTGATCGTGGAGCTTCAATCCAATCGTTACTGGAGGATTTCGAATGTCCGGAACACCGAAAAAAACAGGACCACCATCCTGCAGGTAATGCGGCTTGATGAGATCAATCGTTCCGATGTAGAGTATAACCTAGAGGTACCAGTAGACGTGCGC